AGGATTTGTTTCCCCCAAAACCGACCCAAAAGGCTCAAATAAGCCCCTGAACGCGTCTATAAGCCACGAACATGACTAAGACGACATCAAATGACCTTGAAACGGCTGGCCTCACGGCAGGCGACAAGCCCGTTTTAACGGGTGTTTCCACGCCTAGAATCCACACGCCGCTGAACGACTTACCGTCACGCGGTGGCGAATTGATCGACTTAGCCAGCAGCCTGAAAATCGATCTTATGGACTGGCAAAAATTTGCGCTCATAAACACTCACAAAATCAAGCCTGACGGGCGGTGGGCTTCACCGATCAATTGCATTGTGGTCGCCCGCCAAAACGGCAAGTCGTTTTTACAGCAAATCAGGATTTTGGGCGGTTTGTTTCTTTGGGACGAACAGTTGCAGATCGGGTCGGCTCACCGCTTGTCCACGTCACTGGAACAATTCAGGGCAATGGTTCAAATCATTGACGGGAACGACGACCTGAGAAAACAGGTCAAGAAAATCCGCTGGCAACACGGTGGTGAGGAAATCGAAACCATTTCGGGTAATCGATTCATTGTGCGTGCAGGCGGTTCAGCTGCTCGTGGTGTTTCCCGACCTTCGACAATTCACCTAGACGAATTGCGCGAAATGACCGACATTGAAAGTTTTGCGTCCTTGCGTTATACCCTTATGGCTGCGAGCAATCCTTTGGTCATGGCGTACACAAACGCGGGTGACCATTCAAGTGTCGTGCTGAACGATTTTAGAAACCGCGCGTTGGCTCGTATCGCTGGGGCAGATGACGAAATTGGTTATTTTGAATGGTCAGCACCCACCGACGAAATCAGTGTGGAAAACGCACGTTATTCAAACCCAGCAATGGGAATCACAATCCACCCTGACAACATCAAAAGCGTTTTAAATGATCCCGCCGACGTGGTCATGACCGAGGTATTGTGCCGCTGGGTCGTGGCGATTTCGTCAGCCGTGGACGCAACCAGTTGGGGCAATTGTGTGGACAAGACCCAAGACCTTGACCCTGAAAAAATAACCTGGCTTGCAATAGACCTTTCACCTGACAGAAAACACGCAAGTTTGGTTGCCGCCCAAAAATTAGGCGAAGAAAACTTTGTTGTTAAGTTGCTGCACACATGGTCAAACGAATTGCAGTTGGACGATAAGGCAATTGCTAACGACCTGGCAGATTATGCACGAAAATACTCAACCGAATTTGTTTTGTACTCCAGGAAAACCAGCGCAGCCGTTGCCGCACGCCTTGCACCAGCGGGAATTGCCGTTTTCGACATGGACGGGTTCTATCCGCAAGCATGCGACGAAATGCTCAGTGCTATCAATTCAGGGCGTTTGAAACACCGTGGACAATCCCAGTTGACTGAAGAAATGTTATCGGCAGTGCAATTGCGGCGTGGTGACGGCGGTTGGGTTATTGGTCGGCGCGCAAGTCAGGCGGTTGTTTGTGGTGCAGTCGCAGTTGCATTGGTAACACATTTTGCGACACGCCCAGACAATGATCTTGACATCATGGTGGGTTGATCGTATAAGCCTGACACAATTTGGGCATGGGTTTCTTCGATTTATTCACGCCAAAGGTTGATGCTGCCGTTCCAGCACAATCACAAAACGTTGACGCAGCTGCGGTCGCGCCGTATTACAGTGAAGTTGGAAACCTATTTTTATTCGGTGGCATTGTCACCGCTTCACGTGCCGAAGCAATGAGCGTTCCGACATGCGCACGCGCATTAGGAATCATGCAAACAATTGCGTCACTTCCAATGCACACACGCAATGAAGCGACTGGTGAAAAAGTTACGCAACCGCGTGTTATCAATCAACCTGACCCAAGAATTCCTGGGTCAACCTTTTGGGCTTGGATAATTTCAGATTTATTTTTCTTTCCAAGTGCTTATGCCTACGTCATGGAAAGATACGCCGACACGGGCAAAATTCGCGCAATGGAACGCATTGCACCTGAGCGCGTAACAATTACGACAAATGGCATGGGTTATGAAATCGCCACTTATTCAATCGACGGCGCATTTGTTGACCCAGCAAACCTTGTCGTGTTTCAAGGTTTCCAAGAAGGTTTGCTAAGTCGTGCAGGTCGCACAATCCGTGCTGCTGCTGCGCTTGAACGTGCTGCAATGAATTTTGCAGTTGAACCAATTCCACAAATGGTTTTAAAATCAAACGGCACGTCACTTCCAGCCGATCGCGTTTCAAAGTTATTAAGTGCATGGCGCACGGCGCGTGCAAATAAATCAACTGCGTTTTTGAATGCTGACGTAACGCTTGAAACACTTGGTTATGACCCGAAGAATTTGCAGCTGAACGAAGCACGCAATTACGTTGCGCTTGAATTGTCACGCGCGTGCGGTTTGCCAGCGTACTTTACTGATTCGCAGCAATCGAGTTTTACATACTCCAATGCCTTAGACAAAAGGCGCGACCTTGTAGATTTTGCGTTTAGAAATTACATGTCAATAATTGAGGAACGCCTTTCGTTTGCTGATTTCACACCAGCAGGAAACAAAGTGCGTTTTGACCTTGACGACTTCTTGCGTGGCAATCCTTACGAGCGCGCGCAGGTTTATGAAATCTTAAATCGAATCGGCGCAATGTCGATCGACGAAATACGCGAGGAAGAAGATCTACTGCTATGAAAAAAGTAATCACACCAATGACAATCACCGCAGCTGATTCAAACAGTCGCACAATCACCGGTCGCATTGTTACATTTGAGGAAACTGGCAACGCTTCAATCGGCAAGGTTCAATTTGCAGCGGGTTCAATTGAACCAACGGCAGTTTTGCTTAATCTCGAACATGATCGCACACGTCGCATTGGTAAAACACTTTCAATTGAATCGAGTGCCGAAGGTATCGACGCAACATTCAAAATTGCAAACACCACTGCGGGAACTGACGCATTGGTTGAAGCGCAAGAGGGTTTGCGCGACGGATTTAGCGTAGAAGTTTCATTTGACGAATACGAGACACTTAAAGACGGAACAGTCAGAATTCTTGCGGGTGAATTGACTGGTGTTGCATTAACTAGCGAACCCGCAATCAGATCAGCACGCGTCGAATCAGTCGCCGCAACAACCGCTGACGAAAATGAAGTTTCAGATTCGACAATCGAACCTGAAGTCACACCAACAACAGAAGGAGACGAAGTGGACAACACCGTCACAAACGCGGAAACCGTCGAGACGGTAGAAGCCGCACAGTCAGTAACGGCACAATCAAACGCCGTGGGTGGTTGGAAATCAACACCACGCATTGAAATCACTGCTGCAAAGTACCTAGAAAACAAGGTTCTTGCTGCAACAGGCGACGAATCAGCGCGTCAATACGTTTTGGCAGCTGACAACACAACAGACAACGCTGGACTTGTTCCAACACGTCAGTTGACTGAAGTTATCAACGGACTATCAACAACAATTCGCCCAAGCATTGACGCGATTTCTCGCGGTGCATTGCCTGACGCTGGAATGACTTTTGAGATTCCTAAGATTACAGTTGCACCAACAGTTGCAGTTGTCGCCGAAGACGCTGCGTTTTCTGAAACAGATCAAAATTCTGCGTTCCTTTCAGTGGACGTTAAGAAATTTGCGGGGCAACAAAAATTTAGTGTTGAGTTGCTCACCAGAACGTCGCCGCTCTTTTATGACGAGTTACTTCGTAACATGGTCGCGGCTATGGCTAAGGCGCAGAACTCATACGTCAACGGCATTTTAATTTCAAACGCAACACTTGACGCAACAACAGTTGCAACATACCCAACGGCAACTGAGTTGCTTGGTGTTATCTCACGCGGTTCAGCAAGCGTTTATGGTGCAACTGCTGGACTTGCAAATCCATTTGCACGCAACCTAATTGCGTCAACAGGTCAGTGGGCAAACCTTATGACATTGAATGACGCAGGTCGTCCAATTTATTCACAGGTCTCAAACCCTATGAACCAACCAGGTGTTGCAGTACCAACATCACTAACAGGAAACGTCGCGGGATTGAACCTGTACGTTGACCCAACAAACGGTGGCGACGGCGACGGAACACTCTTAGTCGTTAACCCTGACGCATACACATGGTACGAAGGAACTTCATACCAGTTGCGCGCAGAATCAACCGCTGACGGTTCAATCACAGTCGGTGTTTATTCATTCGGTGCAGTTGCGACAAAGATCGCAGCGGGCGCGTTTAAGAATAACAAGGCGTAACAAAAACAAACTAATCATGCGCTACGGTCACTCCCGAACGTAGCGCAGCAGTCGAGAG